TTGAAATCATCAGACCGATTCTTCACAAGAATCAAATCGGTTTCACACAACTGATTCATGGAAATGGAAATTTGAAGACAATCATCTTTCACACTGAATCTGGACAATCACTTGAAACTGACTTCATTCTTCCATCTGGAATTGAATTGAAAGGAATGAATCTTTTTCAAACCGATGGTGCAAAATTTACATATTACAAAAGATATTGTCTTTTGTCGATGTTGTCAGTGTTCAGTGAAGATGAAGACATTGATGCAAAAGGTCAAGTGAAACAAACAACACCGGCACCATCACAACCAGTTCAAAAGAAGAAATTGAATGAACATCAATTTATTTCAATTCTTGGTGCAGTGAATGCTGGACAATACACGAAAGAAGAAGTCTTGAACACTTTTGACTTGTCAAATGAACAAAAGGTCACAATCGAATCAATTAATAATTAAAAACAAAAAAAACAATCATGGAAAAAAATCAATTTATTGCACGTGCATCACAAATCGGAAAGTTGATGACAAATGACCGATCTGGAAAAAAAATCGGTGCAACTGCACTGACTGCATTGAAAGAAATTGTCTTGTTTGACAAGTATGGTTTCAGAAAAGACATCACTTCAAAATATCTTGAAAAAGGAATTCAAAATGAAAAAGCATCAATCAGACTTGCATCAAAGGTTTTGAATTGGTTTGATGTTGATGCAGAAACTGAACAACAAAGACTTGTGAATGACTTCATCACTGGAAAACCTGACATCAACACAAAAGCAGTTCTTGCAGATGTCAAATCATCATGGAATGCATTGACTTTTCCAATGTTTCATGCAGATGATGAAGACAAAGACATTCCAAATCAAGACTATTTTTATCAGATGCAGTCATATTGTTGGTTAACAAACAAAAGTCGATGTGAACTTGTGTATTGTTTGACTGATTCACCAGAACAAATGATTCTTGATGAAGTCAATCGTGCAGTTTGGAAGAATCTTGGAAATCCACTTTTTGAAGATTTGACACAAAGTGAAATTGAAGACCATTTTGATTTTGTCATCAGACAACAAATGACATTTGGAAATGTTCCAGATCAGAAACGTGTGAAAAGATTTATCATCAATGCAGATGAAGAAGTCATTGACAAAATGAAAGCACGAATTGAAGAATGTCGTGAAATTTATTCAACTTTATATTCAATAATTTAAACAATAAAAACAAAGAAAAATGGAAAATCAAATCATGAAAATATCTGGACAAATCATCCACATTGGACAACTGGAAGTGATGTCTGAAAAATTCAAAAAACGTGAATTCGTAATTCAGACAGAAGGAAAATTTCCACAAGAAATTCAAGTTCAGGTCACACAAGACAGATGTGACCTTCTGAACAATCTGAAATTTGGTGACATCATTGATGCATCCATCAACATTCGTGGTCGGTCTTGGACATCAAAAGAAGGTGTCAAGAAGTGGTTCAATTCAATTGAAGCATGGTCAATAAATTACGGAAATTCAGCTGGAACATCATTTGAACAAAAAACATTCCATCAGATGGAACAAAAATCAGTGGAACAACCACAACAACCAGAAAAGAAATCATTGTCATCATTCCTTGATGATGCAAATGAACCACCATTTTAAAAACCAAATACATGAAATCAGAAGAATTGAAAGAACTGAATGCAAATGTGAAGCACATGATTCAGTCACACATTGACAAGAACCAAATCACATTGACAGAATTTGCAAGAAATGCAAAGATTCATCAGTCACACTTGTGGGAATTCATGAACACAAAAGACAAGAAGAAAGGAATGCATTCCAGCACACTTGAAAAAATTGGTGAATTCTTGAATAAAAAATAATTGAAAGAAGGTGCATGAAAAAAAATGCATCTTTTTTTTATCTTTTGTCCTATAAGTAAAAAAATAAAGTATATTTGTCAAACCATCAACAAAAAGGAACACAAAATGAATGTAGTTAGTTTATTTAATGGAATGAATACAGGTCGACAAGCACTTGAAAATGTTGGAATAAAAGTTGAAAAATACTATTCAAGCGAAATCAAGCCGTATGCAATTGATTTGACACAACATCATTTTCCAGACACAATTCAAGTTGGTGACGTTACAAAATGGAAGCAATGGAACATTGAATGGTCACAAATTGATTTGATTTTAAGTGGTTCACCTTGTCAAGATTTAAGCATCGGTGGAAAAAGGGCCGGAATCAATGGAAGCAGAAGCAGTCTGTTTTTTGTTTTTGTTGAAATATTGGAACACATAAAACAATTGAATCCGAAAATCTTATTTCTTCAAGAAAATGTCGGTTCAGCATCAAAGCTGGATGTTGGAATCATGTCACGTGCATTGGGTGTTTATCCATGCAGAATCAATTCAAAATTGGTGACTGCACAATTGCGTGACAGATACTACTGGTCAAACATCAGAACATCAGAAACCATGTTTGATCTGGTGACTGACATTCCACAACCAAAAGACAGAAAAATCAGATTTCAAGATATTTTGGAAAATGGAACAACTGACAGAATCAAATCAAATTGTTTGACTGAACGTGAATACAAAAATATTTACAAAGACATGGACAAACTGAAAAGACAGATTGAAAACAAAAGAAAACAAGGTTTTGAACCACTTATTCATGTTGTTCTTGGTGACAAAGTCAGAAATCTGACAAGAACCGAATTTTGCAGACTTCAAGGTTTTCCAGATGATTATTGCAATACACTTTCAATTCAAAAAACAATCAGTTTGCTTGGTGATGGTTGGACTTTACCAATAATTGAACACATTTTCAGTTTCATTGAAAAAAAATAAGAAAAATAAATATAAATTAAAACAAATAAAAACAGAAATCATGAATCAAAAAACAACAAATCAGTTCATCAGTCTTTCAACAAGACTTGCAAAGTATGCAATCAGAAATTCGTTTTCAATTGGACATACTGAAATCAAACCAGAAGAATCAACATTGAATGTCAGAATATATCTTTCAAACAGAAATGATGAAAATTCATGGTCAATCACTTTCCAGAATCGAATGACATACAAATCAATTGAAGTTGCTGGATATTCAACAAAATTCAACTATGACTGGAACTTGACACAAAAAGACTTTGATGAAATGATTGTTCAGTCAATTGAAATCATTGCAAAACTGGAAGCAGAAGAAGAAGGTCAAGATGAAGTTTTGATTCAATACAACACCATCAAAAGTCAAATTCAAGATTTGCAGAATGAATTGTCTGAAATTTCAAAAAAACTTATCTAATGAAAAGCAGAAACTGGACACTGGAAATCGAACACTTTCAAAATGATGAAGGATTCGGAACAATCAACTTCAATGGAAGAACTGAATTGTTGTTTCAATTTGATTTTGACATCAACACAAGGTCACATGATGGAAATGGAAGATTCGATGACATCGATGTCAAAGTTCATTCATTCGAATTCGATGATGAAAGGAATCACAAGGTTCAAATCAACAAAAGGAACATCAATCTTCTTTGCAGTCTGATTGAAGAAATCATCAATGATGATGTGACTGCATTCGGTTTTGACTTTGATGACCATGATGAACTGATGTTCGATGAAGAACCGACAATCTGGTCAACAATCTATTCTGGTTTTCCTTCACGTGTTCGTGACCTTTGAAAATAAGTCACTAACTTTGAAAAAAAAGACAATGGAAAAAGCAGAAAATACAAAGAAGAACATCGTGAAAATCGGTGTTCTTTTTCCAGACCATGAATTTGTGATGGTCAATGGTCAAAGCAAAAGAATTGACAAGGAAAAAGAAATTGAACTTCCATCTGATCTGGAAGGATTCGTGATTGAAATTCCATACATTGAAGACTAAAAACAGAAAAAATGCTTGAAAAATACATCTTTGAAGACTTCACTTTGTTAATCAGTGAAGATGCACGTGATTTGTTCAGATATTTCAACACAACTGAATTGCATGGTCTGAATTTCGATGATTGTTCCAAAAGAATTCAAGAAGGTGGAACATACATTGATGGTTTGTGCAATTGGTCACCAATAAATGACAAACCATTCGTGTTTTTGAATAAAAAAACCATGAATGAACAAGAAATTTGGAAAACATCACTTTTGGTCATGCATGAAACAATGCATCTTGTCTTTCACCTAAATGAAAAAGAACTTGAATCATCAAAATTCACTGAATTCTGGAAGATGGAAGAAAAAATGATTTCAGATGCAGAAAAATATGCAGAATCAATCATGACAAAACTGAATTTTCCGAAAATCTTTTTCATGTACGAAAAAAACAGAACAAAATGAAAAGAAAAATCATTGACATATTCACCAAATGGTGGAAATTGATGTCATTCATCACATCTGAAACACAAAAAATAAAAAATGATGGATTCGGTTCACGTGGATGACAAAGATGTCGCAAATCCAAACTAAATGAAAATAATCAGATGCAGAATTGAATTTGACAATGGATTTCCAACTGAAAGAACCATCAAGTGTTTGATGTCAGGATATGGAATTGATTTTGAAGCAATCACATTCAGTGATGAATTCGGTCTTCAAGACAAATGTGAAATCTTCTGGAAGGAAGAAACAATCAAACAAAATATGTCCACATTCAGAAAGTTTCTTGAATTCAATGACATTCCAGTGAAGAAGTTCAAATTGCATGGTCACATTCATTCAATCACTTTTCAACAAAAAGATTTGTATCTTTGCAAAGATTGATTGTTTTGAAATGATGGTGCATCTGTCGATTTTCTGTTTTGGTTTGGTGCATCATCATTTTTTTAACTTAAAAACAAAAACATGAACAAAACTGAAATTTTAAAATTCATCATCGGTGTCATTTTAACACCAATACTTCTTGCAATTTACTTCATTGACAGACAACTGCTGGTCATTTTACCACATTTGCAATTGATGACCATCAGAAAGTGGTTTGAAAAGGTGGAAAACATCTTTCAATCATCAGTCAGAATTGTTGCAGTGGTTGCAATTGTTCTTTTGGTGAAGTTCTTTTTTTGGTTGTTCTGATGTTCTTTCCAGATATGCATGAAAATCAAGAAGATTCATTTGAATCAACAATCAGAAATTCAGAAACTATGTCATCACAATTCGATGGTTGCATTCTTGGTCAATCAAAAGATGGTCTTGACATCTATTCATGGAAGAAAATGTTGAAAGTGGTCATGTCTTTTGATCTGGATGAATATGAAGCAGAAGATTTCTTGTTCAGAACATCAATTTGTTTTCCAGCTGACATCATCATCATGATGGACAACTAATCAATGGATGATTAAAAACTAATCAAATGAATCAGGACAATATAGACAACTATAAAAAGCAAATTATTGAAGCACTGCATCATTCAAATGGTGTGGTGACATCTGCAATTGAATCAGTGAAGGTTCATCGGTCAACATTTTACAAATGGATGAAAGAAGATGAAGCATTCAAACAAGAAGTCGATGACATTCGTGAATCTGCACTTGACTTTGTTGAATCAAAGATGTTCGAAAGGATTGAAAATGGTTCAGACACCATGATAATCTTCTTTTTGAAGACACAAGGAAAGAAACGTGGATATATTGAAAGGTCACAATTGGATGTTCAAAACACTTCACCAGACTTTTCTGGTCTGACAACCGATGACATCATCAAACTTTTGAATGAAGATGACACAAATTCAATCGAATAAGTCAATACAATTGAAGGAATTGTTGAAGTTTGAACTTTGCAAAAGACAATTCTGGATGTTCTGTCTTCACTATGACAGACAATTCTTCATGCAAAGACCTTTTTTGAAGGAAATTGCAGATGCATTTCAAGAAATTGAAGAAAGAACCATCACATCATTGTCAGTCAGTCTTCCACCACGTGCTGGAAAAAGTTACATCACTTCATTGTTTTGTGCATGGACAATTGGAAGGAATCCAGATCAGTCTGTCATGCGTAACACTTGCACTGCAACACTATTTTTGAAATTCAGTTACGATGTCAGAACAATTGTCAAATCAGAAAAATTCAAGCAGATATTCACTGATGTGGTCTTGTCAGATGACAAATCAAACCTTCAAGGTTGGAACACCAACAAGACAAAACAAGTTGCATATTTCGGTGCCGGTGTTGGTGGAACAATCATCGGATTCGGTGCATCGAATGTTGCAATCACTGATGACTTATATCGTGGAATTGAAGATGCATTGTCAGACACCATCAATGACCGAATCAATTCATGGAAGGAATCAACACATGATTCACGTTTTGAACGTGGTTGTGCAAGAATAGACATCGGAACACGATGGTCATTGAATGATGTAATTGGAAGAAATATCGAATCAAATTCATATCAGAAGACCATCATGGTCAAAGCACTGGATGACAATGACAAATCATTTTGTGAATCAGTCATGTCAACTGATGAATATCTTGACAAACGAAAGAAGACTGCAAATGAAATTTGGTGTGCAGAATATCAACAAGAACCAGTTGACATTGCTGGAAGGACATTCACTGACATCAGAAGCATTTCAAAAGAAGAATTTGAAGACATTTCCAAAGGAAAAGATGAACAAGGAAATCCAATTTCATTGATTGAAGGTTGCATCGGATATGTCGATGTTGCAGATGCTGGAATTGACTACACTGCACTTGCAATTTGTGCAGTCATCAAGAATGATTTGTTCATTGTTGACTATGTTTTTTCACGTGACAACACTGATGTGACCATTCCATTGATTGCAGACAAATTGAATCAGTGGTCAGTCAATTATTGTCGTGTTGAATCAAACAATGTCGGTGCAATGTTTGGAAGGAATCTTCAAAAAGAAACGAAATCACGAATCCTTTTGGTTCACAATTCAGTCAACAAGATGACACGAATCATGATGCAGTCTGCATTCATCCAGAATCGGTTCATCTTTGTCAAAACTGGTGACCAAAATCAAGAACTTTTCATTCAAAATTTGTTGTCTTTCACCAAAGAAGGAAAGAACAAAAATGATGATGCACCAGATTGTTGTGCTGGACTTTCAATCTTTGTTCAGTCAATGTTCAAAAATCTTCACTAACTTTGTAAAAATCAAAAGAAAAAAATATGAATCTGAACTTTTTTGATGCATTTTTCGGTTTCAATGACAATGCAAACAATCGAATCATCAATGACATGAATCGAATCTTTCCGTTTGTCAATCAAATTTGGGGTGTGAAAGAAGCAGTCTGGATTGACACAAATGATTGGTGGAAATTATATCTTGAAATTCCGGAACTTCGAATGGTAATTGACAGACGTGCATCGATGATGTCATCGAACAAACCATGTCTTGTTGATGCAGATGGAAATGAAGTCACAAATCATTGGTTCAATGATGTCCTAAACAAACCGAATCCAGTTCAATCATGGTCTGATCTGGTTTATTCACTTTCAGTTCAAGATGCACTTTATTCAAATTCGTTTATTTATGCACCAAAAAGGTCATTTGACATCCGAAATTTGTTTGTTCCACTTCCATCAAACAAGATTCAAATCAATCTTTCTGGAAAGAAATTGAAGCAGATGGAACAAGAAGGTCTGATTGATTCATTTGTTTTTCAATACGATGACAAGAACACTGAAAAAATATCATTTGATGACTTGATTTATCTAATGACCAATGATGGAATGAACATTGTCAAACCAGTTTCAAGAATGGAATCATTGAAATTTCCATTGTCAAACATAAAAGCATCTTATCACAAACGAAATGTTCTTTTGGAAAATATCGGTGCAATTGGAATCTTGTCAACACAAAACAATGATGTCGGTGGTGCAATTCCAATGACACCAGAAGAAAAGAAGCAGATTCAAAAAGACTGGTTCAGAAGACAGAAGGATGAATTGATAATCACTGAAAGTCAAGTTGACTGGAAACCGATGTCATTTCCGACAAAAGACTTGATGTTGTTCGAAGAATTAACTGCTGACAAGATTGCAATCATTGACACGTTTGGAATGTCATTGAACATCTTTTCAAGTGAAAAAGGTGCAACATTCACAAATGTTCGTGATTCAATCAGAATGACATATCAAGACACCATCATTCCAGAAACACAACAAATGTACGATGCAATCGGTCAACAAATTGGATTGACTGATGAAGGATTGAAACTGATTGCAGAATTTGACCATCTTCCAGTGATGCAAGATGATGAAGTTGCAGTTGCAACAACCATGAAATTGAAAGCAGAAACACTTGAAAAATTGTCGGTTCTTGGAATTGACATGACATCAGATGAAATGAAACAATTGCTTGGAATATAAAAAACACTAACTTTGTAAACATGAAACAAAATCAACTTTATTCAACAAAAGAAGCATTCGAAGTCAAAGATCTGGATGCAACAAAACGTGAAGTTGCAATATATCTGTCAAAATTTGACATCCTTGATTCAGACTTTGACATCATCAGAAAAGGTGCATTCACAAAGTCAATCAATGAACATGGTGTGAATTCGACATCAAACAGAAAAATTGCATTTCTTCGACACCATGACTGGACAAAACAAATCGGAAAGTTCAATCAACTTGGTGAAGATGAAATCGGTTTGTTTGCAGTTGCACAACTTGGAACATCATCACTTGGTGAAGATGCATGGAAAGACTATGAAGAAGGAATCATTCGTGAACATTCAATCGGTTTCAAATACATTCCAGACAAAATGAAGTGGATTGAAGATTCAACACTTCCATCTGGTGGTTTTTATGACATCAAAGAAGTCATGTTGTGGGAAGGTTCAGCAGTCACATTTGGTGCAAATGAATTCACCAATGTGGTTCAGGTCATGAAGTCAGAAGAAAAGATTGATTTTGCAAAGAAATTGTCATCAGAAATTGACCTTCTTGTCAAATCATTGGTCAATGGAAAAGGAACTGATGACCGATTGTTTGAAATAGAAATGAAAATAAAATATTTGAACCAACAGCTGGTGTCACTTGCAGAATCTGAACCGATTGTCAAAGGTCATTCAGAAATCATCAAGTCGACAACACCAGAATTTGATTGGTCATTTGTAGTGAATAGTTTGAAATAGTATTAATTTAATTTAAAAAAACATCCAAAAAATGGAAAATTTAACACCAGAACAAGTTGTCGAAAAACTGAACAACTTGATTCAAGAAAAAATGACTTCAATGGTCACATCTGATGAAGTGACTGCATTGAAAAGTGATGTTGATGGATTGAAAAGTCTTGAAACAAAAAGTGCTGACATCGAAAAAGCAATTGCAAAGATGGAAGGAAAACTTGAAGCAATGTCAGAAAAAGCATTCAAGAACATTGCAAAACCACTTGGTTTCAGCGAACAAATCGTGAAATCAATTGAATCGAACATCGAATCAATAAAAGCTGGAAAGAATGTTGACCTTGAAGTGAAAGCAGACACAACAATTGCTGGTGACTACACTGGAACACGTGCATTGTCTGAACTTGACACAGAAGTGAATCGAATTCAAAGACAAGCAAACTTGTTGCAATTTGCAGTGAATCGTGGAACAACGAATTCAATGTATGTCACATACATTCAACAAACTGGACAACCACAATCTGCATGGACTGGTGAAGCAGTTGCAAAAACTGAATATCAGGCACAATATGTTGAAGTTTCAAAGCAAGTGAAAAAAGTTGCTGGAATGGTGAAGGTTTCAAAAGAAATGTTGTCAGATTTGTCATTCATTCAAAATGAAATCAACACTGATCTGGTTGGTGGTGTTCTTTCTGCAATGGACAATTCAATCTTGAATGGTGCTGGTGGAACTGATTTGGAAGGAATTCTTTCTTTTGCACCTTTATTCAGTGCTGGAACTTTTGCAAATACAATTCCAGTTGCAAACATTCTTGATGTGATTCGTGTTTCAATTTCACAAATCGAAACTGCAAAATTCACACCAACACACGTGGTGTTGCATCCAGTTGATGTTGCA